TGCACTGTCTGCAGGGATGCGCCGGATACAAGATTTTATATTACGGGTCTTCTTGAAATAGCACGAAAGAATTTCAAAACCTTTGTAAGTGCTGTTATTTTCATTATCCTCCTCTTGACGGAGCCGGATTACAGCCGTTATTTCTCAGTGGCGCCGGATCTGGCTCTGTCTAACGAGCTGAAGCTTGCGATTCGCAAGATCATCAACCAGAGTCCTAACCTTAACATTCCTGAGAAGGCGTTTAAGGTACTGCAGAAGCAGATCATCTGTAAGCTCAACGAAAATGAGTATACTCCATTGGCGTACTCGCAGGACGACCTCGATGGTAAGTTGGCCAACGCTTTTCTTGCTGATGAAGCCGGCAACTTGGACGAATATCCAGTCGAGGCAATGAGATCATCACAGATAACCTTGAAAAATAAATTAGGCATCATCATCTCAACGCAATATCCTAACGATTCGAATGTGATGATCACCGAAATCGATGTCGCAAAAAAGACCATCGACGGACTGATGTCAGACCGCCGATATTTCGCATTATTGTACGAGCCGGACAGTGATATCACAGCCAATGAGGGCTGGAAAGATAACGACAGGGTCTTATATCAAGCCAATCCGGTAGCGGTTGCCCATGATTATATCATGGAGGACCTTAAGAAAAAGCGTGAGCTTGCGATCCTTTATGAAAATAAGCGTGAGAATTTCCTTTGCAAGCATTGCAATATCCGCTATAAATCGCTTGGAACTGAAGCTTTTATTGATATTGAGAAGGTCAAAATGTGCCGCCGGCCGAGAAATGACGAATGGTGGCAGGGAAGAAGTGTATGGATCGGCCTTGATCTGTCGATGACGGACGACAACACATCGGTCGCCATTGCTACGGAAGAGGACGGAAATATATATGCAAGAGTGTATAGCTTTATCCCTGAGGCGAGGGTCGATGAGAAGTCTCATCGTGAGCATCTGGATTATAAGAGATTTATCCAGGAAGGATTCTGTTATTCCTGTGGCGATGAAGTCATAGATTACAGATTCATCGAGGAATTTATCTTAAAACTCAAAGGAGAGCTCGGTGTTGAGATCATGCAGGTCGGTTATGACCGATGGAATGCATTGAGCACAGTCCAGAAACTGGAAGCAGAAGAACTTGAATGCGTTGAGATAAAGCAGCATTCATCAGTTCTGCATATGCCCACAAAACTCTTGAAAGAAAAGATTCTATCAAGGGAATTTGTCTATGATTCAAACCGGTTACTGGAGATTAACTTTGAGAATGCGAAGTGCACGGAGGATACAAACCTCAATAAATACGTCAATAAAAAGAAATCCACAGGAAAAGTGGATATGGTGGTTTCGCTTATCAATGCGGTCTACCTGATCCAGCAGAACATCCTCTTTGATGATGGATTCGTCGTGCAAGTAATTTAATTTTAAGGAGCTGATATGTGGCCATTTACGAAAAAAAAGACAATTGAAAAAAGAGAGTCTGAAGGATATTTCGACAGTGACGGCGCTCTCCTTAAAGCGTTTGTAAGCGAAGACAACGTCACTGAAGAGCTGGCGATGAATATTCCGACTTTTGCAGCATGCGTGGGTAAGATATCTGAGACCATCTCGACTCTTCCCATCAAGCTTTATGAGCGTAAGGGTGAGGATACTACGGAATTAAAGGATGATCCGAGAGTCAGGCTTCTTAATTCCGATACCGGTGATACTCTTTCCGGCGCGGAATTTAAAAAAGCGATAGTCATGGACTATCTGCTTCATAAGGGCGGCTATGTTTTTATCAACAGGATCGGAAATAACATAAAATCCCTTCATTACGTCGAGGAAGCAGAGGTCAGCTTCATCCATAATGCGGATCCGATTTTCAAGGCATACCGGATCATGGTCAGAGGTAAACAATATTATCCTTATCAGTTCCTTAAGGTCTTGAGACAAACGGAAAACGGATATTATGGCAAGTCGATAATCGACCAGTGCCCAAAGATACTGGCAACGGCCTATAACGAGCTGAAATACGAAAATACGCTCGTTAAGACAGGCGGAAACAAGCGTGGATTCCTGCAGAGTGCAAAACATTTGTCAGAATCCGTGATAACAAGCTTAAAAGAAGCCTTCAAGCGGCTTTACAGCGATTCTGCAGAGAACGTGGTTGTCCTGAATGATGGGATAAGCTTCCAGGAAGCATCATCAACGGCAGTTGAGAATCAGATGAACGAGAATAGGAAGCTGAATGCCACAGAAATCTGCAAGATATTCGGAATCCCGGAATCGATTATTACCGGAGGAGCGACGCAGTCAGACAAGATTAACTTTGCACAGTTCTGTATTATCCCTATCTTGGAGGAATTTCAGAATGCTTTGAACCGCGATCTCCTTCTTGAAAAAGAAAAAGACAGGTTATTTTTCCAGGCTGATGTGGGTGAGTTGGTTAAGGGCGATATGCTTACAAGATATAACGCTTACTCAGTGGCTATTAAGAGCGGATGGATCCAGCCGGATGAAGTCAGACGGAAAGAAAATATGGCTTCGCTTGGTATGGACTGGCTCAGATTTGACCTTTCCGGTATCTTCTACGATCCGAAGAAGAAGGAATTTTTCATCCCGAATACCGGAGAGATAACAGACGGCCATAATCCTGAGGAAGCAAAGGATGCGGCGAAAAAGGCAGATAAATTATATGGCTCTGACGATGATATCGCAGAGGAAGGAGAGGTGAGATATGCCGGACAGAAAAATGAAGATGAAGGTAGAGCTAAGAGAAAACAGCGTCATCATAGAAGGATACGTCAACGCAGTAGGTCGTGACAGCAGAACCTTGGTTGATGATTATGGATATAGCTTCACGGAACAGATCGCTCCTGGCGCTTTTCAAAAGGCGATAGATACAGCGGTTGAGCCGATTCAGGCCAGGGTCAACCATGAGCGAGTTATCGGTGATACGAAAAACGGGTTATATCTTATCGAGGACAGTATAGGACTTTATGCAAGGGCAGAGGTCACGGATGCAGAGATAATCGATAAGGCTGCTGCAAAAAAGCTACGAGGCTGGAGCTTTGGATTTATATGCCTTGATGAAGTCGAGGAACACACTTATGAAGGTGCTACGAGGCGGATTGTTAAGGAATTGGACCTCAAGGAGGTTTCAATCATAGATGATCAGGCATATCCGGCATATGCCGGAACGTCGATCAAGTCGTCAGCAGACGATACTAAGCCCGACGGGGCGGCCGCAACGTCAGAAGATGCTGATGACAAGAGATGTCTCAGGATCAGAGCCTTGACCACTGACATTGATTTGGTGGATAGTCGCTCGATCAGAGATAAGGGAAATTATGACTACTATAACCAGATTTTAGACATCTACGGAGGTAAAAAGTTATGAATTTAAAGGAACTCATGGAAAAAAGAAATGACCTCGTCGAGCAGATGAGGGCCATGACAGGATCTATCGTCGAGGAAAAGAGAGCTTTTACAGCTGAGGAAAACGAGAAATTTGAAGGCCTCAGAAAAGAAGTAGATGCTCTTGATGCATCTATCGAAGCAGTAAAATACACAGAGAGCAGAAGCCTTTCTGTTATTGAGACTGGCGCAGCTGAGAATACTCAGACTGTTGAAGAGAGAGATATTGCAAGCTTTGCTGCATATATCCGTTCTGAGGCTGGATTAGTCCAGAAAAGAGCAGCCAGCAACATGACCAAGTCTGATAACGGTGCGGTTATCCCTAAGACTATCGCTCGGAAGATCATCGACAAGGTTAAGGACATTTCTCCTCTCTTTAGGGATGCAGAGCATTTTAATGTAAAGGGTACTCTCTCCATTCCTTATGTTGACGCAGAGAACGATAACCTTGAGATGGCTTATGCTACAGAGTTTACCGACCTTGAAAGCAAGAGCGCAAAGCTCCTGACAGTTGACCTCACCGGTTATCTTGCAGGCGTGCTTTCAAAGGTCTCCAAGAGCCTCGTAAACAACTCAGATCTTGATATCGTATCTTTTGTTATCGATAAGATCGCTGCGTCCATCGCTCTTTTCTACGAGCATGAAACTCTCGTTGGCACAAGCGGCAAGGCAACAGGTCTTTCCACAATTTCTGAGAATCAGACGATTACTGCAGCATCTGAGATAGCCATCACAGCTGACGAGCTCATCACTCTCAAGGATAAGCTTAAGAGCGTTTATCAGAAAGGCGCTTACTTCGTTATGGCTCCTGAAACTCTTACAGCTGTAAGACTCCTTAAGGATGCTAACAAGAGATATCTTCTTAACGATGATATCACTTCCGAGTTCGGTGAAACTCTTCTTGGAAAGCCTGTTTACACTTCAGATCAGTGCCCTGCAATGACAGCCGGCAATGCAGCTGTATTCTATGTAAATCCGGGTGCAGGTCTTGCAGCTAAGATCACTGAGAATATGGACATCCAGGTCCTCACCGAGAAGTACGCCACTCAGCATGCCATTGGCATTGTTGGCTGGACAGAGTTTGACTCAAAGATTCAGAATCAGCAGGCTGTTGCAGCCCTTGTAATGGCAGGTTCATCCAGCTCTGACTGATAAAAAGGAGTAAATTATGACGATCAGTGACATCACCGTTAATGATTTAATTGAATATCTGAGGATCGATGACGCAACGGATGCGGATAAAGCGATGCTTGAAGCCATATATGTAAATGCCAGGGCTTTTATCTCCTCGTACACCGGCATTCCATATACAGCTTCTGTCGTTGAAGCAGAGTCCAGCTCTGACGATGATGATATAGCTGTCACGACTTCGACAGTTACGAAGACTGACAGTGCCGGTAATGTCACTACGATCGTCATTGACTCTGACGGGACAGAGACCACTACATACGTGGATAAAGATGGCAATGCGCTGGACTCAGCTCCGGAAAATCTGGATGATTATGAAGATTTATGGCTTCCCTGCATGATCTTATGCCAGGATGCTTTCGATAACCGTACTCTTTACCCTGATAAGAGTAACCTCAATCGGGCAGTCGAGACGGCTCTGGGCATGCATGTAACGGCTAAAACGCTGTTGGGAGGCTGACATGGAACAGATCAATCCGGGAGATTTAAATAAAAAGATAAAGATCGTAAAAGACGATGAGACAATACATAGTTGTCGTGCTTCTGTTGGCAACGTATCAGGAAGCCAGCAGCTGAGAAATGGCGGAGAGCTTAACTCCGTTAAGACAAGATTTCTGATCAGATATACAGATAAAGTCATTGATACGGATATGGAAGTGGTCTTTAGAGACAAAAGATATCCGATAACCTACGTCAATGAGTATGGTTTTTCCCACCAATATATTGAAATCCTCTCTAACGGGATAGACTGGAGCGGCCTATGAACAACGGATTTGAGACAGATGAGAATGATATCTCTGACATGCTCGAAGGAATCCAGGTTAATCTGAAGAACGTGACGAAAAGCGGACTTGCAGAGGCCGGTGAAGTTGTAAAGCAGGCTGTCCAGTCAAACATCCCGTATTCAAAACAGCCAAACTCGAGTGGAAGGCCAAGGATCCGCGACGATGTGAGGACAGAAATCAAGGTTTTTGGAAATACCGGCGGCTATGTAAAGGTTAAAGGCGGTCCCAAAACAAAAGGACTTTGGCAGATCATCAACGACGGGCATGTCGCGCCTAATGGACGGATGGCGAGAGGTGAAGCTTTTCACTTCCTCGATAGGGCAAGTGAGCAGTCAAGCGCAGCTGTAGATGGCATTATGGACAGGGTTATATCGGAGGTTATGAATGGAAGAAATAATTAGCGCTATATCTGAGATAATCGGTCACGAAATAGAAGATGACAAGCGCGTGGTTCCTGACGGATTCATCGTAAGTCCATTCATGCTTGACTCCGAGCTTGACGGAGACGGAGACGAGGAAGAGATATCCACGGCATATCAGATTGATATTTTCTATGTGACGAAATCAGAAGTACATGAAAAGGCAAAACAGTTAAGAAAGGCTCTGAAGGACGTATGCAACGTACTTGGAGCATGGAATTTTACATATGAATCGACGGTCAAGCTCTGGAGAGCGTATATGACTGTCAAGAAATTGGAGGTAGATTCATGAGCAGCTCAAAAGCTAACAGAATTAATATCAAAAATATTCACTTCGCTCTGCTCACTCAGGATGACAGTAATGGGGTAGCATACGATACTCCCATAGCTCTTCCTTATGCGATGCAGGCTCAGGTTACTCCCTCACAGGCGACAGGCGTTCTTTACGGCGATGGAGCCCAGCAGGAGAATATCGGCAGACTTACAGGCATAGCTCTTCAGCTTGACGTTAATAAGATCCCGATCGAGTATAGGGCGGCAATGCTTGGCCATACTTTCGAGAACGGTGTAATGATTGAGAAAGCCGGTGATGAGGCTCCTTATCTGGCTCTTGGTTATGAAGTTGAGCAGACGAACGGTTACTCAGAGTTTTTATGGTTCCTTAAAGGAAGAGTCCAGGAAGGAAATCAGACAGTCCAGCAGCAGACAAAGGATGTCAATTTCTCTACTGATCAGATAACCATCAACTTCATCAAGAGAGATTATGACGATTGTCTTCGTTATTATGCGGATACAGCTAACGGCGAATTTGATGAGACCCAGGCTGAGGCATGGTTTGATGAAGGACCTGCAAGTTACCCGGTAGCATCAAGCGATGAGTGAGAAAGGGATTTATGAAGACATATAAAGTTAAGCCTGCAGAAGTAATAGGACTGGAATTTGAAGATGGTAAGACCATTGCCCTCAAGTTTAATACGAGGGCGATGAGCTATCTGGGCGAGATCATGGAAGGAAAGAAGATCACTCCTGCCGATCTTGCTTACTTTTATGCGGCTGTTATCTATGCCGGAGCGAAGGTATGTGATCCGGATTTCACCTTTGAAGAAGCTGAAAATCTCTATGTCCAGCTTCAGGAGATGCAGCCCGGAGCTCTTGAGGGAATTCTCCAGGAATATTACAGCAGCGCAGGAATCGATATTAATGATTTTGTAAAAAAAAATTTGACACGGATTTACCGGGAAGCGGAAGCGATGAAGGAAGAGTCTTAAAAATCGATATTGATCTGGCATTTTTTGACTATTGCATCCTCGGAAACCGACCTGCAGAAGAATTCTGGGAAGCACGTTGGTCACAGGTTAATTATGTGATCGGAAAGCTCAATGAACTGATGGAAAATGCTTCACAGGGGCAGAGTCAGATGTCGGCGGCGAATGTTCCGCTCATTAAGTCCATGAAGGATCTGCAGGGATGGACAGGAAGGAAGATTGAATAATGGCGAGTTACGATAAAAATATAAAAATAAATCTGGATTATTCGA